GTCACTTCTTGGTCAAGCGACTATGAGGGATGTAGCACTACAGAAATTCTCACCTGCTCATACGAGTTTCCAAAAGTCACCCATTCAACATGATGAGTGGCTGGACGATTTCGTACCGGCAGTTAAGAAACCTGTAACCTATGAGGTTGATGGAGAGATGGTTAAAGTCCATCCTCTCTATACTAACGCGCAAAAGTACGGTGGAGTGGCACGTTGTGTACCACCAGCGAGATACCAAGCGAAGGCTGTACAGCACATGTCCCGTAAAATAGGACATTGTGTAGGGTACAGACGTCTCACGTGGGATGAGGCGATTAATGGCTTTGATGCTATGACACCACTTGTGATGTCTACAGCATGTGGCTATTGGTCAAATCATGTGGATGGTAAGAAATCTTACTTCTTTGACGAGGATGTTCAGCAGATGTCTGTTGATGGAGTCATGGGTGTAAAAACTTACCATTTTAGTGAGGCTGCGAAGACAGTGAAGCATAAGTGCATTGGCCGCGCGTTTGTGGAATATTTGAATGATTTGGATGCCCAAGTACAAAAAGGAACAATTGAGCTTGTCCCCTGGGTTTCAACTCTTAAAGACGAACTTAGACCATCAGCGAAAGCAAAGGTGGGTAAGACTCGTGTTTTTGAGCAACCTGGGTTGGAGATGACTCTTTTGGTACGTAAGTACTTTGGTCACTTTATCAATCATTATAAGAAGCATACCGGATTCGATTTCTATCATGGAATCGGGTCCGACCGTGAAGCCGTGTGGGGTCATTTCTACAAAGAGATGGCTACTTGGGATAGCGTAGGTTTCGACCTAGACTACTCAAATTATGACGGAACTGTTCAGCAGTTTGCGAGCGAATGCTTTCTTCAAATCGTAGATAACTTCTACGGTGATGAAGATAAGGTCGCTAGGCACACTATTTGTAATGCGTTGAGGCACAAGTTCCACATCGTAGGTGTGTTCTTGTGTGAATCATTCATGGGTAATCCTTCGGGAAATCCTATGACTGATTTGTACAACAGCATTACAAATAGTGTACTTATCTTAATCTGCTACTGTATTTGCAAGGAGTCTGTTGGACGCCCTGGAAACTGTGACGATTTTGATAAGTATGTGAGGATGTTGACGTATGGAGATGACGTCATCATTACTCAATCGCCTGAGGTTAGAGCTTTCTTTAACCGCACGCGATGTGCTGAGATTTGCGGATACTACGGATATAAAGTGACAGCCGCGAAGAAGGATGCTGCTATCGTGGACAACGATGACTTGAAAGAATTAACTTTCCTCAAGTCACCGTTTGTGGACGATGGGGATGTAGTATTGGCTCCTTTGCCAGTAGAAGTCATTCACCGGGAGTTGCGTTGGGAACACAAGGCAAACAAAGGTGATCAGATTATACTGAAACAAAGGATCGATACTGCTCTCCGTATGGCAGTACATCACGGTCGGGAGTTTTACGACAATCTTTATCGTCAGATAAGGGAAGCCGGTTTCTCCAGTCAAATGTCTTACGATGACATTCGTAAGGAATTCGTAATGAAACAGCACGCGTATGAGCTTCAAAAACTCTGCGCAAATTTTTGACAATTGTATAACTATGTCCTTGTGGGGTATCAAGTAAACTACCCTCGCGACAGCGTAAGATCATTAACATTTAACATATTTAACCAAACATATATATATTCACTTATTTATATTCTTATTTATCATATATTTAATCTAGATTTTGTAACTGTATATTATCTTGTCTTTGTGGGGTATCAAATAAACTACCCTCGGTGCGCCGTAAGATTTTACTCTGGCCTTGATGGCACAAAACCTTTGAAAAGTATTGACGAGTTGTTAACACGATCAACTGAAACAGTCGCTTTTCATTCTGTACGGGTTACTCAAAGTTCCAAGGAAGGTTACCACATTGTGGCAGCGAAACTTAATTGTTATCCTGGCCTTGGGGTGGTGGGTCCGGCAGATTTATTATTTACTTTATTCATATTTACTATAGG